AGATTATTTTGTAATTGTAGTTCAAGTGCGGAAACCGCCGCATACTCGGTATTTTTGTTCCCTTTTTCTAAAAAAGGGATTTCCATATATATTATCCAAATATATTTATTCGGCAAACGCTTTCGCAACACCCGCCTCATTTCCCGAAGTCGCTGCTTTTACGCCCGCCATAACCTGCTTACCGCCACGTTTTACCGCCTTCGCTCCCTTGTGTGCTTGTTTAGTCGCCTGTTTTCCCGATTTGTATGCTTTTGCTGCGAACTTCTCCGCCGCCTCCACATTACCTTTCTTCGCTTGTTTTGCCGCCTTTTTCAACTGTCTTGCCGCCCGCTTACCTTTTTTTCCCGCACGACCACCGTGAGTAACCGCTTTATTTACGTTCTGGAGAAAGTTCGCCATTTTATATATTAAGTCAATAAAATTATTAATCTTTGTTTTCATTTTTGTCTTCTTCTTCAAACTCCAACTTATTAAAGTTTCTGTAAAACTCAAAATCAGCACTATTACGCAACGACGCATCAATCATCAAAAAATCGTATCGTCCCTGATACGCAACCTTCATAATTTGGTCTGCCTCTTTTTTCCCCATAAGCATATATTCGTCTTGAATTGTATTTATTTCTTTCATCGTTTTTGGGCGAAATAAAATAATCATACTTGCGTTTGACCGCAACGAGGGTGCTAAATCCGTAACTTTGTGACCCACTATCCACACCGATAGATTTTTATGGCGACGGTTCTTAATCGTTTGGTTGAGTATTTTCTCATTTTCTCGGGTTCGCAATTGTGAGGAAACATCGTCTAAAATCAAGAGATTATGTTTATCATCATCTACAGCATCTTCGCCAATATCTTCTAACAAATCAAATACTTCGTGATTTAATTCATCAAACTTTTGGTCGTCTGCTATTTTTTCCAGAGGACTATCTTTGATTGTGTGGGCGGAAGGACTAACAAATATAACTTTATGAAACATCTTACGATACGACATCTTATGTTTTTTATCTTTCGTCATTTTGTTAGACTTTAATAGATTAACTAATAGATTTGTCTTTCCTGAACCACTTGCTCCTGATATAATCATAAAATGTGATGTATTCATAAGAGGAGGAGCGATGCTACGACCCTTACTATCCTTAATACATTTGTCGCAATCCATCTCAACTTTTTTGACTTGTAAATCTTTATTTTCAATCTCCTTGATTTTCATTTATAATATAATAAGAGAATAATAATATCATACTTTAATAACTCTTACCAACCCGACCAAGTCTGCGGTTAGACGCATTATCCACATAAATCCTTGTTCGCCGAGATGCTCGTTGCTGTTTAGATGCTCTTGGTGCGAAATCGCTTTCTGCGGCGGAAGTTAAATCCATAAAATCATCTAATACTGGATTAAACTTAACGGATTTAGAAGCAACACTTGTATCTGTCGTATAATCAGGTTCGGTCAATCGCCCCGCACCCCCACCCGCTTTTCTAAATAAAGCAGACGGAGTATCGCTTTCGCTTGATTGATACATACCACTAATAATTCTATCCATATCTGCTATTAACCCCTCTGCTCTCCCAAAACTTATATTTGAGGAAGCAGAAGGTGAAAAATCGCTGTCGGGTTCTGCTGCGGTTGTAGCGGACGATGTAGAACCAATATCACTTATATCACTTCCCGTTATACTCTCCCCGTCAAAAGACCCAACATCAACAGTCGCTCTTGGATAGGCGACGTTCTGATGAAACGCCGTTTGTGCTTCTTGGCGGTATGCTGTTAAATCCCCCCTCAATCTTCTTAATTCGGCAGTATTAACATCGTTATAATTTCTTAAAGCACTTGCGACCGCTTTTTGAATACTTGGTTGTTTAGGTTGATTATGGATTACCGATGGGAATGGGGGGAAGTATAACGGGATTTGATAAGGTTGTGGATTACGTGCGACATCTAACGCAGACCGCATTTTAGGTTTAGACGCTGACTTCTTCTTCTTCTTTCTCGGTTTCTTCAAGTCCCCGAGAACTACTTTCACAATTTGTGTTACATTCTGTTTTTGATTTACAACTTTTCTCGTCATTATATATAACATTAGATAAACTATCTGTTAAAGTTACATTTTCATTCCGCACTATAAGTGGAGGAATACGGGCATCTTCTAATTTTTTGTTCTCACATTCCACCATATATTTAAGTGTTTCGTCATCAAATCCGTTAAACTTTTTCTTGTAATCTTCCAACGAAATAAAATTAGGGTCAAGCATATTCATATCAATCTTCACATCATCTTCTTCTTCTTGAAATGAAGAGAATTGTTTAACAAATAAATTAATTTCGTCTTCCGTCCAGTCACGTCCGTCGTCATATACCTCCTCGTCAATAATCTTATCAATATTATTATTTAGCAATTCAAAATCCGCTTCGGTTTCTAATTTTTTAATATTTTCCATATATATATAATGGCGAAGAAAAAAGTTGTTAGAAAACCTATTGAAAAATTAAGCGAAAAAGAACATATAGAAGTAATTGAAGATAGTTCCAGCAGCGAGGAAGAAGAAATCTCAATTCCTCCGCCGCCTAAATTGGTGAAGCAAAAACCAAAAAGAGAAAGAAGTGCTAAACAATTGGCGAACGACCAGCGATTGCGAGATATGGCGGCAGCGAGGAGAGAAGCAAAAGAAAAACCTAAAAAAGAAGTTACTCTTGATACACCACTATACAAAGGCGAACCAATTAAGGAAACGCCACAGCAAGACCCCGACGATAAACCGCTCACGATGAAACAATATAAAGCACTTATCGCATCTCAAAAAGCAGAGGAAAAACCCGCAGAAGTAAAACCAAAAAGAAAATATACGAAGAGAGAAAAGAAAGTAGCACCACCCCCGCCGACACCCGCTCCGTCCCCCACTCCTCCGAGTATGATGTTTGTATAGTCAATAAATATTTTATTTAGCATATATAAATGGTAAATAAATTATTCATAGTTGTGATGTATTCTGACTACGAGAGAAGCAGAATAGGATATTGTGGATTATTTCCAACGAAACAAGAAATATTAAAACGTATTCCAATCCTAAATTATAACGATTTAGTATTTAAGAAAAAGAAATACAAAACACCGAAAGCATTATTTGACTGCGTTGAAGTGCCGATGGAAAAAAAGATATTATTTAACTCTTACCATCTCGCCGACCATCGCCGATTTATTCAACCTCCACAGTTTGCTTAACATCTTGTTTCTGTGTAATGACTTCTGTGGGTTCTTTAATATTTGAAACATCGTATTCTTGTAGGAGGACATTAACACCAGTTCCCCGATTTGCTGATATTTTTCGCAGCATATCATAACTGCCTTCTTCGTCAGCATATTTAAGAACTGCTTTAATAATCTGTCCTTCATTCAATCCAAGCACAACATATTTTTTAAGATACGAGGCAATAGATGCGGGAGTGATATGCTCTCCATTCTTCCTCGCAAATAACGGTTTTGTATCAGCGTCACCGAGTAATTCTTTCACCATATCGGCAAACTTTTTAACAGCAATAATGTTTTTCTTTTGTCCGTATTTTTTCGCAGTCTTATAAACGTTGCGAATAAATATAACTTTATTACCATCTACGATTAAGTGATTACGTTTCTCATCATAATTGTCTTTTGGTTTAGCGTGTAGGTCAGCAAGAGCGATGTCTTGATTTCTCGTATTAATTTTAAACATTATGAAACTGGTAATATATTTACGAGGGTCGGTTTCTTTTTTGACTGCCGCCGCAATTTCTTTATATGTCGGCAGAGATTGTGTGAGATTTTTATTCTTGCTTACCTGAATATCTCTCTTTCTCTCTTTGATGATTTTATCCAACGCATCAAACTTTTCCTTATTGTCTGCGTAAGAAAATAGTTTCTTCGCAATAACAAATACGCTGTATGCTGTGGAGGGATTATCCACTTTCTCAATTGCTTCTAAAACAACATCAAGAGATATTTTTTTTATTGGTTTCCGCTTGTCTTTTAATTCCAATATTTTTCTCAATCTCATATACGAACCAGCGTAAGATTTTGATGTGCTTTCGCCTAATTCTTTAATGAGTGATTGCTTTTCTTTTTCCATTATATATATTATTAAATATATTATTTTAAATTAATTTATAAATTAGTTATATAAATATATTCCTAAATAAATTATTCCATAAATATTGATAGTGATGAAGAGTAAAAAACCTAAAATCAAAAAAACCCAAAAACCCAATTCTTGCCCCTAAAAATAACAAAGTGTCCCAAGAACGTCCCATATAGAGGACTTTGTTAAAACAGGGGGCAAGAATTGGGTTATTGGGTTATTCGCCATTTTTGGTCGCCGAAACGGAAAATTATAGTTATTCTATTATAATCAGTAGTTATATTATAAAAAAAGAATATAATTATAATTATATTTAAATAACTTATTATTTTTGGGTCTTTTTAAGTAGTTATAATAATATATTATTTGATAAATTATATTAGGGTCGCCTCTAAATCTGCTACTTTGGTTTCAAGCGTTTCTATTTTTGTGATTGCCTCTTGTAATGCTTTCCATAAATACGGGGTGAAGTTTCCGTAATCTAATGCGTGAGCGTAAATGCTCCCATCTTCTAATATTGGTTCTTCGCAATAACCACTTTCGTCAAAAGTCATATTTGCCTCATCACAACAATAATATTTATCATCATCGGGATTGGTTGGATTTTTTACGGGTTTCATCGTTACGAACTCATCAAGAGCATAAACCTCTTGTGCTATAAATCCCACATCATTTTTACCATCTTCAATCCAGTCAAATCTTTTAGCATTTAATTTTTTTACGACTTCCCAACAAGAAGACAAATCTTCTACATTTTCTTTTAATCGTCTATCACTTGATGTTCTATATCTCACATTACTACTCCCGTCGCCATCTACACGACCTCGCACATTACCACTTGTATTACAAAAGTTTAAAATATTATTACCGTTATTCTGTGCCCGAAATGCCGCACAATCTACCAACTTACCACTATTTCTCGCATTTACTTGTAGCACACCATTAGCATTTGTCGTGCCGTTTCCGCTTCCTCCATCGCATAATAATAAACCATCAGCAACTACGAGAGAACAATTACTATCTCCATTTCCCGTAATTGTATTTGTAGCGGTCGTTTTTATTTGAGATGCCGTTGATGTTCCCGTAACTTGAAACTTACTTGTATCTTGAAAAGTTTTACCACCACCTACCAAAAAATTACCATTTGCCGACATCGTCATCGCACCATAATCTGTGCTTCCATCGGGATAATTATTTATAATCATTCCGCCAATATTATTATCTTTGTCGGTGACCCGAGCGTGAATACTCGCTATATGATTTGTTCCTCCTCCATTATCTACGTCATAATTGGATAGAGTTAATCTCGCATTATTACTCGCCTCGCTTCCGTTTCTTGCTCCTCTTATTTCTATCTCCGCATCATTTGATGTGTTTGATGCGGGTTCAACTAACAATTGCGGAAGACCATCTTTTTCTATTCTTATATCACTTTTTACCACGTCATCAAAATAAACAGTTCCAGCAACACGCACACCATATTCATCTTGAAATGCTCCACCCCCTCCAAAATACCAATTACCATTCGCACTCATCGTAGCATTTCCAGTTCGTGTTTGTCCGTCCGCAAAATTAGAAATTACCATTCCCCCAATATTGGTTGTTTTATCTGTTACTTGACCCGCTAATTCAAATAAATCTCTTGTAATAAAACCAAGCGTTGCGTCACGGTTTTCAAATCTTAATTGAGCGGCACGCTGGGTATTGGTATTAAAACGCTCCCCTCGTATTGTGATTGCCGCTGACGCTCCATCTCCTACGGGCGAAGAATTGAGTTCTTCTTCGCTTTCAACGAGTAATTGAGGGGTTGAACCGACTGATATACGAAATTGTTGGGGGCATTCTATCGCCGCATCTGTTCTACTAAAATCTACCGAAATCTCATTCGTGTCTTCATCTACGTATATCGCACCAGTTCCAGTATCGCTGTATGTTGTATCTGTTGAGGCAATCACACCAGTCTCCGATATTGTTATATTATCTCCCGCATTATCTGCGTTTGTTAATATATCTTGTTTCCTTTCAATTTCGGTTTGGATATTTGTTACAACTCCATTATCTACATAATTCATAGTCGCTCCCGTTATATTTCCCGAAGTAACGATTGTCTGCGACATTATACCGTCAAAAGATATTTGATTTGACCCGTCAATATCTATTCCGTCACCTGCCGTGTAAGTTGTATCTGTTGCCGAAATCACACCTGTCGCCGATATTGAAATATTAGTTCCCGCATTTTTGTTGTTTGTTAATGTGTCTTGTTTTTCATCAAAAAGACCTAACATATAAGCATCTTCATCGTTGAGAGTTTGAAACGTTCCCGCCACATCAGAAACATTTGGAAGAGATAAAATACCGCCTATATTTACGTTTCCATTTACATCTAAATCATAAGAACTATCGGGTTCTTTTGCTATACCAACAATACTGTCTATTTGCGTCCCACCGCCAAAATCATCATTATAATTTACTCGTAATATACTTGATGCTTTTGTTCCACTACCCGTATGAACCAACGCTCTTCCGTGACTTGTTCCAGTTCCGCCTCTTGTTTCATTCCATAATTTATATTCTGTTCCACTACTTTCAAAATTACCTGTAATAATAAAATTACCTGTTCGTGTTCCCGACAAACTTATTTCATCTGCCCCGTCAATATCTATTCCGTCACCCGCTGTTAAATCATTTTGTTTTCCATCAATCTCTTCCTCTACACTTTTTACTACACCATTTTCATCAGTATATTTTAATTCAATTCCCGTTATATCCCCGCTACTTACAATATCAGAAGATAGAGCAGAACCGTCAAACTTTATAGTCGTTGTAGAAGGTAAAACCGAGATATTTATTCCTTCGCCAGTTGTTAATATATCTTGTTTCCCCGCAATCGCTGCGGTGTTGGCGGCAATATCTTCTGTTGCTTTTGTTAATTCTGTTATATCTCCGTCATTTGTTACATTCTTATTTTGGAATGTATTTTGATTGAATAATGTTTTACTCATACTATATTATATATTGATATTATATATGGAGGACTATACTAAATATACTTTGGAAGGTGCTTGTTCTTTTTTTATTATAATATTAGCGTATAGAATATATAGATTAAAATGTAAAACGTCCAGTAAATGTTGCGACGACCATATAGATGTGGAGTTAGAAAATGGAGGGGGTGAATAACCCAAAAACCCAATTCTTGCCCCCCAAAATAGCAAAGTGTCCCGAGAACGTTTCATATAGAGGGTTTGTTAAAACAGGGGGCAAGAATTGAGTTATTGAGTTATTTAGGGATTTGGGGATTTTAATTCGCCAAGAGGTTTGGGAAACTGGGGGACTTGGGGGACGGGGGGACTTGCCTCGTTCATTTCCAATATTGTTTCTCCCGATAATGGTTGCCTTACGCAGTCTATCAATCCCCAACATAAACTTATATTTTTACATCTTGATTGCTCTGCTGTTTTACAAAAAGATATTACAAATCCTATCACCATACCACACAACGCAAGAAGTCCTGTTTCTGTTAGAGAAATACAACTCATATATATATTTACTTTTTATTTTTTCATAAAAATAAATTATGAAAAAATATTTATAGATTTACTAAATTAAACGGCGATAGACCAAGTAAGAGTATTGAGGTCAAGAGAGCAGAGAATGGTGTGTTCGCCAAATACATTAATTACGTGGTCGGCGGAAGCGGAAGCGGCATATTCCATAGTCAGTTGGACGACTTGACCGATACAATTTACACCTGCTACTAAACCAAGTGTGCTTTCTCCGCCCGAAACACGCTGACTTTCAAGGTCAAGGTCAATAAGGAACGAACCAGTTTTAGCAGAGGAAGAACCATCGTCTTCCCCCAGAGCGTAACCGCCATCAACTTGAATAGAACTATCGTGCGACCAAGCACACAACGCCCTCTGTGAAATAAGTGCCTCCGCAAACGGTTCGCAACCAGCACCAGTTGCGGCAGAAGTAACTCCCAAATCTTGGACGTCACGCATCGGATACTTCACACCTCCTATTGTTACGAAAAATCTACTCAATTGAAGACGGGAGCGATTACCAATAGTATTATTAGCGGCAGTAACCGCTTGTAATTGCTGGGCGATAAGAATACGATTGAGCGAACTCATACTAAAACCAAGAGTGGTTACAAGGGCAGAAGCACTATTGGAAAGCGACGCTTGGTGATGCTGATAGGAAGGCATCGCCATTTTGAAAGAACCACCCGAATTAGCAGCAACCATCGCCATTACATCACTTCCAAGTTCCAAATTGTAGGTCACAAGAGCAACATCTGTGATAGTAATATTGGCGTCGGTGACGCCAGCGTCACCAAGCAGAAGACCACGAGCGGCAGTATCAAGGATAAGGCGAATGCGAAGTCTGTCCCTTCCAATTAATGGAAAATAACGTGATGCTCCGACGAGCGGAGTAAGGACAAGCGGAAAGCACACGGCATAATTGCTGCTTTTTGTGACTTGTGCCCCCGAAAAATCACCACCCGCACCGAAAAGACGCTGACCCGTATTATCACGGAAGTCCGCACTTGTATCAAGCGAAAGCATCATTTCATATAAACAATTCCAGTTATCGCACGAGAACAAAGTCTGACCGCCTAATTCAAGCACAATTTGTTTGATACACGTAGGAAATCCGCCACCGTGAAAATTAACATCGTGACTGGCGTTTCCATTATTAACAGTCGCCTTAATATACGAAGACTGGAAATCACAGAAAGTATTGTTAAGATTGGCGGGCAGGTCAAAAATAATCTGCGAGTTCATAGTGTATGAACCACCATTATTTGTTGGGACAATCTCATTTCTAATAGCACGAGAACTGGACGCTCTTGGAGGGACTTGGGAATAATTCAAACGTTGGGTTGAAGCACTCATTATATACTATACTAATATATAAAAAATAATCTCATTTTATATTTTAATATTTCTTTTCCTAAAAAGAGGTTGGTTCGGGGAAAGCGGGAACATAACTTACTGCTTGATTTACTTCTTGTTCTGCTTCGGGCGATAAATATTCAAACTTTAAAGTAACTGAACCACGCTCTACATCTCGTTCTTGTTTATTATCTTTCCAAAAAGAAAGTTTGATTTTGTTTGGTCTTGCTGCCGTTAAAACTTTTATTGCTTCTGTTCTGTTATAATGATACAGTCCGTCACTCGTCTCGCTCTGATTTGATGATTGAACCATACTCCCTAATATTGATACATTATTCGGCATTAAATCGCCGCTATTAACTTGTGCGATTGTCCCGTTAAAACCATTATCATACCCTATAAGAAAATTACTATCCCCGTCGGCGTCAAACGTAGCATCGGCAACACTAACAAGAGCAAGAGTGCCTCGTGATTGATAATAATATGACGATGGTGGGATATACCATTCTCCTACATTTGCCGAAATATTACCATCTTCAAAAAATACAGTTATGTAATCACAAATATACGAACTATTCATTATATATTCCCGCTATATTTAAAAAAACTTCTTATTACATTTTCTCTATTCCGTGAGCGACCGCACTTGCCGTTGCTCCCGCCGCTATTAGTTGGGGCGAACCAGTCATCGTCCCCGCCGCATACGCCAATCGTCCGCCATTTTTCAACCCGAACAATCCAGTTTTCGCCATCTTCGCTCCAAACTTCGCCAATTTTTTTGTCTTCATACCAAAAATCGCCATCTTATATATTTACATACTATTTTTTATTTTCTTCTTCCTTAATTTGAGGATTGTTAAAATCTTTGATTTGTTTCAATAAACTATTTTTTATAAAACTTTCACGTTGTTTTACGTAATGAACGGTTATAGTAAGATTAAAATCCGCACCATTTAATTCTATTAGTCTTCCTTCTTGGTCTGTGAGTTCTATATCCAAATGTGAAATACTTTGTTCTGTTATTTGGTAATACAAAACTTCGGGCGGTATATAAAATATATAACCACCAAAATTGGTGTTATTCACTATACTCGCTATTATATTTGTCGTCTGCCCTCTGCTGTCTATATTATTCATCGTAAGGTTTCGTATGCGAATATAAATATTTGTTGTTCCTCCTAAATCACAAATATTTTTAGTTTCATAAGAAGTTGCGGAAACAGTCGGCAATTGTAACACATTATCGCTACGACCTAAACCCAGTTGCCTTTCAAGAGTTGTTGAATTAATTATTCCTGCTGGGTCAAATGTAAATGTGTAGTTATTATTTGTAGGGTCAAAATCACAATTAATAGTATCTTCGCTGGAAGAAGTTGCTTCATTTATAGCAGTTGCTAAATCTTCTGCGGTGTAATTACCTTCGGGAATATCCCAAGTATTCCCATTTATCACAATATTATTATTTGTTGTTACATTAAACATACTGTTCGGCATCGTAAGATTTGTTAAACCAATTACTATTCTATACCCACTCGGAGCGACAATTGCTTCATTTAAATAAAATATTTTCTCTGCGTCACTTATTGAAACGACAGCGTCGTTGGAGTGGAGAAAGATAGATTGAGAACTTTTATCGGTGTCGTTAAGATGGTGTGAAGGCATATATATTATATTATTATTTTAAAATGCTAAATCTTTGTTTTGTGGTTGGAAATAAACATTTGTATTATTGTAGGTATATTGATAGGCGTTGTTAATTTTCGGGTGGAAACCATATTGGTCTTGCTCTTGGTAACGTTTGGGATTTAATGCTTGGGTGTTAAAAGGTTCAAGGGTGGGGTCGTATGCGTGAGGAAGAACGCTGTCTAAATATACTTGGTCGCCTTCTCCACTTTCTTCATAATACGAGGGGTCGCTAATATCTTCAAAATCAGCATCTTCATTATTGGCGTATTGTCCGTCAATTGTTTCGCTCATTATATACAATATTAATATATTTATTTATTTCCTCTTTCTTTTTTTAAGTGCCTTTTTGAGTGCTTTTATCGGGTGGTGCGGTTGTATTGGGTGACTTGCTCCCTCATTTGTCTTACGAATTAGGCGATGCGGTGGTTGAACGGTGGGTTTGTATCTAATTTTCATTATTATATATTTATATGAGATATTTTGTCCTACGAAATCCTATTTTTGAGAAAAGTGCGAGTTTTCAAAAGTGGGTTTTTGTAATTTTTTTGATATAAAAAAAAATTGAAATAGATTTTTGTGAATATTCCAAGAGCATCAACAGCATACAAGATGGCGACAAACAACGACTTTTACAGAAAACGGACTACGAAACAAGAGTTCAAGGAAATCCGTAAAAACGCTCAACATCAATATAGGTTCTTTGAAAAACATATGCCTCCAAAAGACCACCCCGATTATCAACAGTCTTTGGGACAAATCACGCTATATGCTGGAATTGCTAATTGGGATAAAGCACTTTGGGAAAAAGGCATAAATAAGTTCTTCAAAGCGACGAAAAAAAGCAAAGAAAGATACGCAAATGAAATGGAAAGTAGGACGAAAATATGGAAAAGTGTTAATGAAAATCGTGATAAGACAAAAGCAAAAGACGAACAAGAAGAAGCGGTGATAATATATGAAACAGAAAAAGAAGATGCGATGAAAATGTTTGACGCTTATGTAGAGAAAAAAAGAATATTTTACAAAGAACAAATGCCGATTATGTATGAAGATTATTGGGAAGGTATGAAGAAAATACAAGAAAAGAAGAAGAACCGCTCAAAAAAATAGGTATTTTAAAATCCAATAATTTATTAAAAATACATACAAATATTTTTTATTGTGAAAAGTGCGAGTTTTCAAAAGTGGGGTTTTGTATTTTATTGATTTAAAAAAAAATTGAAATGGATTTCCTCCAATATTCCAAGAGCATCAACAGCATACAAGATGGCGACTATCAACACCACTACCGAGTTCGCTCCCGAATTGTGGGTTCAAATCAAGGAATATGCTGGGATTTTCCCAAATAAAACTTCTCTTCTACAATTTAATAAACTTCCGTTGGACGATTTAATAATTCTTGTTGAAAATGAGTTCTTTATCAATCTTGAAATCCCTAATTTGTATTCCGTATTTAATTTGGAGTTTGAATGGGTTCATATTGGAAATATTGATGAGAATAATTGGATTTGTAAGCATTCGGGAATGAAAATATCAAAAAGAGAACAAAAAGAAGACCTTTTGAAATATATTAAGAATACCTATTTTTGCGAAAAAGAATACCTAACAGGTCAGGATTATATACACTTTTGGAAATCATTAGGTGAAATGGTTGATATGATGGTGGAAAAAAATCTTCAAAAAAAGAAAAGTGATGCTTTACTACGAAAAGTCAAAAAGGAAAATCGTAACACAGAAAGCGGTATTAAAACAGAACTCCGCAAGTTGAAAGAAGACAGGAAGAAGATAAAGGACAGGATGGAAAAAGACCGAGTAAAATTAGAAAAAATAAATGGAAAAATAAATCAAGAAAACCAAAAACTCAAAAATCTACTTCCATAGAAAAATCATCATCAGTTTTCGTCTTTGTGGCGAGAGCATAATCGCTCACACGTTTCTCAAAAAAATTAGTTTTGCCTTCTATTGAAATACTTTCCATAAAATCAAAAGGATTATTTGTATTAAATATTTTTTTAATTTGTAATTGACTACACAATCTGTCGGCGACAAACTCTATATATTCACTCATCATTTTCTCATTCATTCCCAGCAATCGGCAAGGTAACGCCTCACAAATAAAATGCTTTTCTATTTCTACCGCCTCTTTAATAATTTCTTTAATTTTTTCCAAACTCGGTTTCTTCTGTAATTTGTGATACAAACAGACAGCAGTTTCCACGTGGAGTGCCTCGTCACGAGATATTAATTCGTTACTGAAAGTTAGTCCATTCATAGCAATACCCCGTTTTTTCAACCAATAAATCGCACAAAATGCTCCCGAAAATTGTATTCCCTCAACACAAGCGAACGCAACAAGGCGACTTCCGTAAGACCTTTTTCGGTCACCAATCCATTTTGTCGCCCAATCTGCCTTCTTTTTTATTGCTGGAAAGTTTTGAACCGCATTAAACAATTTGTCTTTTTCCTTCTTTTCTCTCACAATTGTATCTATCAAAAGTGAATACGTTTCGCTATGTATTTGCTCTATGAAAGTCTGTATGCTGTAACACGCTCGTGCCTCGCTTAATTTTACTTCCTCCATAAAACGTCCTACAATATTTTCCATTACAATACCATCACTCGCAGCAAAAAAGGCAAGAATACTTTTTATAAAATGTTGCTCGTTTTCGCTTAAAGTAGCAAATATATCCCTATCTTTACTCATATCAATCTCATCTGTCGTCCAAAAACAACCTAATTGTTTTTTATACAGAGCATATAAGTCTTGATGTTGAATGGGGAAAAATGTGTGGCGATTGTTTTCTTCTAAAAGGATAGGTTCGGTCATCAATAAAAAATATGGAGATTATATTTTTTATGGATTATGGGATTTTTATTGGAAATTATGGAAACAACAATTTTTCAAGTAATTTTGGTCTATCCTTAATGTAATAAGTAATGTAATGTTTTATTAGTGCGTCTTTTTCATTTAAGAAATATAATAAATCTGTAATCTCAAACTCGTCATATTCATCAACAATTATTTTAAATATCTCTATCGTAACCTCATAATCCAATAGTTGTTTTATATTGTAAATTGCGTCTTTATCAAAAACAAGGGTATTTTCAATATAATTGTTAATTCGTAAAACTGCTGAACTCATCTTGAATGTGGTTAGAAAGGTTGAGAATATTTCAAATCAATTTTTTTTTTAATGCGTCTGTTAATTTTGTATCACTAAATACCACCTTTACTCCAAACTTTTTCTCGTATTTTGTGATGCCTTTCCGTAAGGTGGGTTCGCTCCATAATATTAAATCGCTCATAGAACTCGGGTTATGAACTCCTTTCGGGTCTTTCTTGTGACGATTAATATAATTTGTTTTAATTTTGTCTCTTTTTTCTTTATCAGGTTCATAAAATCTTGAAGATTTATCATTCATCAGAGTAAAATCTCTGTGTGATGAACTACCGAAATGATGAATATGATTATGCGACGGCATTACCATTACGAACTTTTTTTCAGGTCTGTTACTGCGAAATAGGTAATATGTATCCTTCATATATATAAACCAATATTTATTTTATAGTATGTTATATAAATGGACGAAGACGATACAGCAACCCCACCCGACGGCAGTGGCGGAGGCGGACGAAGAATAGTTAATCACACCTCAATACATAGGAGTGAATTGGAAAGGAGATGGAAACAAATAAATGATGAGATTGATAGGTTGGAACAGCAACAAGGGAACGTCGGTGATAATCCACAATTAGACGCACAAATTAGGGACTTATACGACCAGCACAGAGTTCTTACATTAGAACAAGATTATGGAAGCGGTTTTGATGCGTATGACGAAGACGCAATAGAAAATCCAGACGATGTATTACCACCACCACCGCCACCACCGCCACCACCACCGCCACCGCCACCACCACCGCCAAACGCTAATTTTGTTGAATAATTATATGTAAATCTCAATAAAAAACTCTTCGGGGTCTATTATTTCCATTTTTTATATTATACAAATATATATGTATAAACGAGATTTAGATTTCGGTTTCCAAAAAGAAGATGACTTATTTAGTAAAATAAAAGACAAATATGGAGAGAATATCTGTAAAACAGAGAAGAATTGTCGGGTGGATTACGAGAGCGAAGATGTATTGATAGAATTAAAATCCCGTAGAAATACTTACAGCAAATATCCAACTACGATGATAAGCAAAGGAAAAATAGATTATATGCTGAAAAGTGGGAAGAGGTCAATTTGTCTTTTTAATTTTATTGATGGTCTTTATAATATAGAAATAACTCCTGAAATTATTTCGCAATTTGAGTTGCGAGAGGGTGGGAGGTTTGATAGAGGTCGTCCCGAATTAAATCAGTATTATTATATCCCGATTGAACTTTTGAAGGATTTTTAAATATTATAAAAGTATATTATATATGAGTGGCGTTTATCCAATCGCAGATTATTACACGATTTTTCCATTATTTGGAAATGTTACTAATTTTGGTTTAGGTGAAAGCACCTTTAATGTTCCACAATCTACGTATTTATCAAATGCGAAAGGTCAGTATTGTCTTATTTCTCTTGCCGACGCTTCTGTTGATTTTGATAGTGTTGAATTACCGATTGTTGTTTCGCTACAAGGTGTAAGTAACAACGGAGGAGAAGATGCTGTTTTAGGACATTTTTCCATAACTGCCGAGCAAGGTAATACGAGGTTTCATCACACGTTCAATAAAAATGATGTAAAGTATTTAATATCAGCAAGACCATCACAAATAAGAATAAGGACTTTTCAAGAAGATAAAACCGCCTTACCATTAACGTCTGGATATTTGACTTTCAAGTTTGAATATCTATCCAAAGAAGCAGTAAGGGTTATGAACGATGAGAGCGATTACAATACATTTTAAAATCTTTGTAATTACTAAATGGAAGAATTAAAAAACTTGTTAGACAATTTGTCTTTTCCAACACAAAAGAGAAAGAATATATCCAGCGAAAAAGTAGAAGGTTTCGTATTAGGTTATATTATTCCACGAGGCAAAGGGCGGTGGAAAGGGACAGAACCCCGACTATCCAGCAAATCCACCCAGCAAGAATACAAAGAAATATATGAATTGTTGAAACAGATTGCTCCACCGCATTTTGAATACACCAGCATACAAGTCAATAAAAATGTGAAATGCGGGAAACATATTGACCGATACAATAAGAAGGATAGTGCGATTATTGGACTGGGAGATTACACAGAAGGTGCGTTGAGAATATACGATAAAAAAGACAATTATGAAGATATAAATATCAAAAATAAGTTTCATATTTTTAATG